CGATCCTAACTTTGCAACCACCATGACAAATGCGCTGGCAGGCAAGCAGCCTCTTGATAGCACGCTGACAACTTTGTCTGGAAAGACGGCTGATGGGATTATCGAATACCTTCGTTTGGGAGAAGCGGCAAAACTCGCTGCTGCAAGCGGCGTTTTGTCTAACAGCGGCTGGGCGAAATTCCCGCTAACCGGCGGTGTTACGTTAATAGTGCAATGGGGGCGATGGGAGGGAGGCGTAACAAGCACTACATATAATTGTGATATTACGTTTCCAGTTGCGTTCCCAGCGGCTTGCTTCGGTGTATATTCAAGCGCAGGCGTAAGGGCATCAAATTATGATTATGTGCCATCGTATAGAACTTTAAGGCAAGCTGTTTCAGTTGGCTACCCAACGAAAACCGGCGCTAATGCTCAGTTTTTCCTTGATGATACGCTGCCTGGTAACTCCCGTATGTTTACGTGGCTTGCAATAGGTTTTTAATTTAATCAGGTAGCGAACCTGACTGGAATTGGTTATTAAAAATAAAGCCCTTACGGGCTTTATTTCACTCAGGCCAATTTTTTACTACGTAACCGTTGTTTACTGCCTCAATGAGAATCCACTGAGGTATCGCAGGCAACGCTATGCCCGGCCAACCCTCACTTTCAGGCCAAACTTTAAACTTTTGCCTTACGTCCAAAAGTTCCGCTTGCTGCGCAGAGGTTAATAAAACATTGTTGATTGTGTAATCTGAAACAAGCATCCGATCTGTACTGACGATGAATTCATCTCGCAAAGCACGGGCGCGTGCCTGGATTTGTTCCGGGCTTTCTTCCATAACAGGAATATCAATCCAGATCGGAAAACCATCAGATCCAATGCCACGCAGCTTCCCGTCTGGTGGCATCGCGGAAAATTCGCTAAAAACACTATCTTCAACTTCGATTAAATCATTAGGAAGACTACCTGCATTTACATAAGACTCCTTTAAAGCTACGGGGTAAAAAGCATTATTTGCAGGGCTAAACCAATAGTTCATAACGCACTCCTTAGTTTGAGACTCAGATCGTAAGTGCGGTTTCGTAAAATAATTATCTAGCTACTTTGTGTGAGTAATAACACAATATTTGACGTCAGTAGCCGACAGCGAACCAGTAAACGCCACGTTCAAAAGGTTGCTGCACGCCGTTCACCGTCCTGACGCACAAGGCAAATGCGCTGGTTTTATCCCTGATAAATCCATTAGTCATAGTTACCATGCTCACATCAGCGGAATCAGTTGTATGGGCCATAGCGACTAGGCATAACCCACCTACGGGAAATGCAATTGGGAATTTAAAAGAATAATTACTCGCACCGTTTAAAAGCCCCCACTGCAACAGCATTTTTTTGCCACCAGAAACGGGAATATAAAGCCACCCATTAGCACCGATCTGAGCGGTGGCGGCCTCCATTTTTGCTGCTTCTCCCAAACGAACGTTTAGTACCCGATTGCAATGATGCTTGTTACAGGGGTGTGCGCTACATTACCGCTATGCGACATTACTAACAGTTTTCCCCCTAATCGGTTTACTCCTTCGATGCTTCTTACTGCTTGAACATATGTATTCGCTGAATTGGAAACTGCCAGCACGCCACTTGGGAATGCTATAGGCCAGGAGAAAGACATAATATCTATCTCTCCGCCGCTTATATCGATCGTAGGAGAAGTCAAAACTAACCACTGCACAAGTATTTTTCTGTTTCCTGAAGCCGGAATGTAAAGCCAGCCATTAACTGAAACCTGTGCTGTGGCGGCTTCCATTTTTGCCGCTTCCCCTAAACGAACGTTTAATACCCTATAGCCATCCAATAAATAGAGTTGGAGGTAGGGGTAACGTAAGTAAATCTGGCCTTAGTCGTAGTCGTATTGCCAATATCGAATCCAGTAAAACGCATGGATGGATCGTTTGTAGACATTAAAGCACTGAGGTGTCTGAATGCAGTAGGGAATGCAATCGGGAAAGAAATGTCAGTGGTTCCTACAGCCCCAGATGTGCCGCTGACGTTAAGCGCCCCCCATTGAATGATCAGCCCAGTAGGTAATTTTTGATACCCATTGAAACCTAAAGAACCGGCAAAGTTGCTCATATCAGGAAGCTGGTTTGCACCATTGCCGACCCCCCGTTTAGCTGCTTCCCCCAAACGAAGGTTTTTCATCCAGCACGGTCATGATTGTCCGTGTTGGCCATTCTCAGCAGTACAGTCAGAAATGACCATGCTCGATAAAATGATGGCATTATTCATCACTTTTTATGGGCGAAAAATCATGCAAATTGGTTATGTGAGGGTGTCAACAAATGACCAAAACACGGCTTTGCAACGAAATGCGCTGGAGTGCGCAGGATGTGAGCTGATATTTGAGGATAAAATGAGCGGTAAAACATCGGATCGTCCAGGGCTAAAGAAGGTCCTTCGCACGCTCTCCGAAGGTGACACGCTGGTTGTCTGGAAGCTGGACAGGTTAGGCAGGAGCATGCGGCATCTTGTTACGCTGATAGAAGATCTACGCGGGAGAGGGATAAATTTCCGAAGCTTGACGGATAGCATTGATACATCAACTCCTATGGGGCGTTTCTTTTTCCATGTTATGGGCGCCCTGGCTGAAATGGAACGTGAGCTAATCGTTGAGCGCACCCGTGCCGGGCTGGCAGCGGCCAGGGCGCAAGGACGTATCGGTGGCAGAAGGCCAAAACTGACAGAGGAACAATGGGCGCAGGCAGGGAGACTGCTGGAAGCAGGAGAGTCGCGGCAACGTGTCGCATTAATTTTTGATGTGGGTATGTCTACATTGTACCGGAAATTCCCTGCGGCATTGTATGGATAACAGGACAATGCAGCAAAGCTGTCTACAAAGTTGATTCACTTCACCATAGGGCGAAACCTAAACACCGGAGGGTTCGCCGTATGGCTCAGGATTATCACCACGGTGTGCGCGTCGTTGAGGTCAACGATGGCACCCGCCCCATTTCAACAGTAAGCACAGCGATTGTCGGTATGGTCTGTACCGGCGATGATGCAGATGCGTCCGTGTTCCCCCTCAATAAACCGGTCCTGCTTACCGACGTGCTGACCGCCAGCGGTAAAGCAGGCGAGTCCGGCACGCTGGCCCGCTCGCTGGATGCAATTGCCGACCAGGCTAAACCCGTGACCGTCGTTGTGCGCGTGGCTCAGGGTGAAACCGAAGCGGAAACAACCTCCAACATTATCGGCGGCGTGACAGCTGACGGTAAAAAAACGGGCATGAAAGCGCTGTTGTCTGCGCAGTCCCAGCTCGGCGTTAAGCCGCGCATTCTTGGCGTGCCGGGGCACGACACGCAGGCGGTTGCAACTGAGCTGCTGAGCGTGGCGCAGAGTCTGCGCGGGTTCGCCTATCTGTCAGCCTACGGCTGCAAAACGGTAGAGGAGGCCATTGCCTACCGCGCTAATTTCAGCCAGCGCGAGGGGATGCTGATCTGGCCTGATTTCATCAGTTTTGACACCGTGCTGAATGCTGACGCAACGGCTTACGCCTCAGCGCGTGCGCTTGGCCTGCGTGCCAAAATTGACGAACAGACCGGCTGGCACAAATCCCTGTCCAACGTGGGCGTGAACGGCGTCACCGGAATTTCTGCTGATGTTTTCTGGGATTTGCAGGACCCGGCAACCGATGCGGGGCTGCTGAACCAGAACGATGTCACCACGCTGATCCGCAAAGACGGTTTCCGTTTCTGGGGTTCCCGCTGCCTCAGTGACGATCCTCTGTTTGCCTTTGAAAACTACACCCGCACCGCGCAGGTACTGGCTGACACCATCGCAGAAGCGCACATGTGGGCGGTGGATGGCGTGCTTAACCCGTCGCTGGCCCGCGACATTATCGAAGGTATTCGCGCCAAACTGCGCAACCTGAAAACGCAGGGCTACATCATCGGCGCCGACTGCTGGCTGGATGAGTCCGTAAACGATAAAGATTCCCTGAAAGCCGGGAAGCTCACTATCGATTACGACTATACGCCGGTACCGCCTCTGGAAAACCTGATGCTGCGCCAGCGCATCACCGATCAGTATCTGCTGGATTTCTCCAGCCAGGTCAGCGCGTAAGGGGACAATATGGCTTTACCACGCAAGTTAAAACACCTGAACCTGTTTAATGACGGGAATAACTATCAGGGGATCGTTGAGTCCCTGACCCTGCCTAAATTCGGCCGCAAGTTTGAA